AAATTGAATATGCTGGTTGTCCTCGATGGTTAGATTTAAAAACAAATGAGCCTAATCCAGCTAAAGAAAAAGATTTGCATCCTTGTTTACTATTTATATTGGAGGGAAAAAATGTATAAAGATGATTTTATGTATCGTGTTTTTTTAATGTTAATTGTATCAATCTTATTTTGTTTATTCATGGAACTAATAACATAAGGAGAAATTATGGCGTATAGTCTAAAGAAAGCTAGAGAAATACTTACAAGGGTAGAACAAGTTGGTATAGCTGAAACAGCTATGGAATATGGTATCGCAGCTTCGTCAGTTAAACGTGCATTACGTTATCTGAATAAGAAAAAGAAAATACCTAATCCAATAGATCAATGTGTTATTAATGGTGGTCGCAGAGTGTTATGTGTAGGAGATTTACACTGTCCTTTTGATTTAGATGGATACCTAGAGTTTTGTATAAACGTATATGCAAAATATGATTGTAATACTGTTGTATTCATTGGAGATGTAATAGACAATCATTATACATCTTATCACGAAACTGATCCTGATGGTATGTCAGGTAGAGATGAATTAGACCTAGCTATTGAAAGACTTAAACCATATAACAAAGCGTTTCCTGAAGCGTATGTTACTATTGGTAATCACGATAGAATGGTTATGCGTAAATCAGTTACAAGTAATGTGCCTAGACGTTGGATTAAATCATACAAAGAAGTTTTAGAAACGCCTGGTTGGATATTTACAGACGAAGTATCTATTGATGGTGTAAGCTATATCCATGGAGAAGCAGGCACTGCAAAAACAAGAGCATTAAATGAAATGTGTTCTTGTGTTCAAGGCCATAGACATACAGAACTATATACTCATTGGTCCTTTGGAATAAACAGATCAGTATTTAGTTGCCAAGTAGGTTGTGGTATAGATTTTTCTAGTTTTGCATTTGATTATGCAAAGAGAGGAAAGAAACCAGCAATAGGATGTGCTGTTATAATAAATGGTAAAACGTGTGTAAATGAGGTGATGTCATTATGATTAGAATAACTATAGAAGATGATGAAACAATAGTAGGTATCAAAGATAAACATTGTTGGACATTAGAAGATACAGTTAGTGTATTTCAAATTGTGTTAAATAAATTCTTTGGTAGTGATGTTGAAGTATCTGTTCAGGCTAAACAAAAATCTACTGTTGAAGTTCCTACGCAAGAAGCAGAGGGTATGTAGCTTTTTACTTGACGATATTATGTAGATTTAGTATGGACAGTATATAACTCGTTCAACCTATATTGGTCGGAAGTAAGTCAAAGTGACTGAAGGAACGCTAACATTGGGAGGTCGTCAATGGAAGTTATCCTTACTTACAGAGGTGTAGCGTACAAGAAAATCCTAAAGAGGTAGTATGCGTATGTGTCCCACTTCGGTGGGACTTATGTTAATACCGATCTTCTCACTTGCTTGCTTTATCATTTCTTCTCTATCAAATCCTTTTACTTCAACTGTTGCTTCTTTACCACTTTCTTTGTGAACAATACGATACATAGACATAACTCCTCTGAAATTTAAATATGAATAAAAAATGTCACTTTGAAGTTTTTAATGTTGAGTGACGCAACATGGAACAGGTTAATGAAACCTTTGGTTAAACTTCTAACCAGCAGTAATGAAAATTACTTAATTTGTGAACTTCCAAAATAAAATGAAATAATACTTAATAGCGTAATTTTTAATTCACTTATTAGAACAAAACCAGACAGTTCTGTCCACACTTCTTTTTTAAAAATCCAAAATCCTTGTTCAGATGCAACTGTTACACCACTTTCTGAAAAAGCCATAATGAATGGTATGATAACTACAGCAAACAAACAAGCACAAACAATTAGTCTTCGTACCCATGTGCCACCATCTCTTGCTGCTGCTTTATCAGCACTTGTATCAGCTGCTTCTTGCTTTGTAATCATTGCTTGCATATTAGCTTGTTGAGCTTGTACTAATGTGCCTACAAGTTTAAATATAAACCCAGCTAATCCACCACCTAACATCGCCATCAATTCCATTACATCATTCCCTTTCTCATCATAGTTGGTTTTTTACCTTTGCGTAATTTTTTAAAATCAGCACCAGTAATCTTATCTCTAGGCTCTGCTATTCGAGCTAACTTTTTTTGTTTTGAACTGTATTTACTAAATGGCATTATCTATATCTCCTTGTAGCTGGTTTTACTGGTTTTTTTCTTTTTCTTTTTTCTAAAGTTTTTGATAATAATGTTTTTGGAATACCAAGAGGGCCACCTAAAACTGCTCTATCTATCATATCAGATATTTTTTTTGACCTTTCTCCTCTTTTTTTACCTTTAGCAATTCCACTTGCTCTTTCAAATTTTTTTTGAACTTGTCTTTTTGATGGTTTTTGTTTTTTAGCATATGTT